CATTAATAGCGGGGAGTTCTGAACCATACACCCATGATATTAATTTCACAATTACAAATCCACCTTCGATTGGTAGTGGGTGGGTAATTTACGTTGATGTTTACAAGGATGGTATATTTACATCAACGGTTAAAATTAATACAGATACAAACAATTCTTTATTAGTTTATACATCTACATTAAAAGGTAGTACAATTGCTAATTCTAGTATTAAATTAAAAATAAGAAGTGAACAAGCTATAAATATACAATACACCATAACAATGGAAAGATACACGTATAGATATAGGCAAACATTTAACGATTATAAAAAGTTTTCATTTGGAGAAGTTGTCGCAAAAAAAACAACTAGCCTTGTGATGAGTTTTTCTAGTAACTCAATTAATTTAAATGCTCCCGATATTACGATATCAGATTTTTTTAGTGGTATATTAAAGCAATTTAATTTAACTTGTTACGCAACTAAATTAAACACTTTTACAATTGAACCTTTGGATGATTGGTATAGTAAAGGCGGTGTAATTGACATTACTAAATACGTTGATGTTGACGAAATAAATGTTGACAGATTACCACTTTACAAAAATATATCTTTTAACTATGAAAAAAGTGAAAGCGTTATTAATAGACAGTTTGGTGATGCTTATGGTAGGGAGTGGGGCGATACTTCATTAAATTATGAATACGACGGTGGGGATTATAACATTAAAGTACCATTTGAAAATTTAGAGTTTCAAAAGTACAGCACAACACCGATGCAAGTTGGTTTTAGTTTGACTAAGGCACCTGACTACAAATCTTACATTCCTAAACCAGTTCTATTGTATTATAATGGAGCTATGACAACGTCTATTAAATTCTATGACGGTACAACAGAAACAACAGAAACAAATTTAGCTTTATTTGGTAACGATTTATCTTACAATAATCAAATTTACTCTTTAAATTTCGCACCTGAAACAAGTACGTGGTATGATGTTCCTGTACAGAATAGTTTATTTGCAAATTATTATTTCGGTTATTTATCAAATTTATTTAACACAAAAAACAGATTAACAAAATTAACTGCATACTTTCCAATTTCTTTAATTACTTCATTGAAATTAAATGATAGGTTAATAATCAAGGATAAACGATATTTAATAAACACAATCAATTCTGAAATAACAAACGGTAAAGTTCAATTAGAATTAATCAACGATTTTAGACCCGTAAAGAATTTGACAATAGGAGTTTATAAAGTTTCTGAGTTAGGCGGTACAATTAAAATTCCGATTAATTTAAGTAACAACGTTTATTCAAGCACATTGACAAGTCCAACATTTGGAGTTACATTTTCAGATTCATTAATATATGATAGCGAGATAATAACGGTAACAGTTCCCGCAAATCCTAATCCAGTTTATGAGTTTATTAGTGAAGAGGGTTACGCACTAATTACGGATGATTCGTTTAACTTAATAAGTGAGCAAGGAGATGACGAATTAGTAACGGTAGATGTACTTGAAACTTACACAAATGGAACAACAGAAGGTTACACAATTGAAATAATACAAGGATGATAAAGAATATTTTAGAAATGTTAGCACTATCTAATTTCTACGGAGAAAGTGAAGCTATTGATATTGTAAAGGGAAAAAATGAAATCCCTAAAACAACACTAGAAGCATATAAGCAAGGAGTTAGAAAATTAAAAGCGGTGAAATAATGGCAGAAACTAAAGTAGTAAATTTAGAGGTAAAAACTAATGTAGAACCGTTAAAGAAACAACTAAAAGAAGCTCAAAGAGAAGTTGAACAGTTAGCGGCTAAATTTGGGGATACTTCAGAACAAGCGGTTAATGCAGCAAAAAAAGCAGCACTTTTAAAGGATGCAATAGGAGATGCAAAGGCTTTAACTGATTCATTCAATCCTGATGCTAAATTCAATGCTTTGTCAGGTTCATTGAGCGGTGTTGCTGGCGGATTTAGTGCGGTTCAAGGTGCTATGGGGTTAGTTGGTGTAGATTCTAAAAACGTTGAAGCTACACTATTGAAGGTTCAAAGTGCTATGGCTTTCTCTGAAGGTTTAAATAGTGTTTTAGCTGCTAAAGATGCGTTTAAAAATTTAGGTGCTGTAATCGGTCAAACAGCAATAGGACAAAAGTTGTTAAATGTTGCTCAGGTTGTAGGTGCAACAGTTATGAAGGCTTTAAATTTCGTAATGAAGCAAAATCCTATCTTCTTAATTATTGCAGGTATTACAGCAGCGGTTGCAGCTTTTAAATATTTTTCTAGTTCAACAGAAACAGCAACAGAAAAAAACGACAAACTTAATAAGGTTTTAGAAGCTCAAGCCGAAGCAATGGACAGAGCAGCAGCAGCTGCGAAAAGAACGGGTGAACAAAGATTAAAATTATTAGTAGCTCAAGGTGCTGATGAGGAAACTATACACAACCAAACAATTAAAAACCTAAAGACAGAAGAAGACGCAAGGCAAAAGCAAGTTGATTTTATTAAAGATACTTTAGCAATTAAAAGGTTAGCTCTTAGAAATGCTTACAGAGAAGAAGATGAAGAAGCTATTAAGGCTTTAAAGAAAGAAATTAACGATTATAGAGCCTCACTTAATGAAAAGATAGCTTTAAAATCTACCAATATAAATAACATACAAGTTGAGGAAGCAGCCTACAAAACTAAAAAAGCTAAGGAAGAAGAAGAAATAACCAATAAAGAAAAGGACGAAGCAAATAAAAGAGTTGAAGCTAAAAGAGAAGAAAATAAAAAGAAACGTGAACAAGATGAAGCAGACTTTAAACAAAAACAAGAAAAAAGAATAGCACAACAAGCTCAAGATGCTCAAGACTTAGCGGATGCTATAAAGTTTGAGGATGATAAACACAAAGCAGAAGTTGAAGCACTAGAAAAAACAGCATTAGCAAATAAAGAAGCGGGAGAAAAAATAATTGAGAATGATAAAAAAGTAGCAGCCGATAAAAAAATAATTCAAAATCAACAACTACAAGCGGTTCAAGATACATTTACAATTATTGCTAATTTATCAGAATTATTCGCTGGTAAATCTAGGAAGCAACAAGAAACAGCTTTTAAAATTCAAAAGGCTGCTAATATAGCAATTGCAACAATAGACACTTATAGAGCGGTTACCTCAACTATTGCTTCAACTCCGGGCGGACCAGTTATAAAAGGTGCAGCGGGTGCAGTTGTTTTGACTGCTGGTTTATTAAATGTTAAAAAAATTGCTTCAACTCAATTTTCAAGCGGTGGCGGTGCTTCAGGTGGAGGCGGTGGTTCAACTACTTCGGGCGGTGGCGGTGGAAATAACGCACAAATTCAAGCACCTTCGTTTAACATAGTAGGTAATAACGGATTGAATCAATTAAACCAATTGAAACAGGCACCTATACAGGCCTATGTAGTAAGTGGGCAAATGTCAACAGCACAAAGTTTAGATAGAAATAGAGTAAGAAACGCAACATTATAATATTATGAATAAAGAAAGACAAGTAATTGAATTAACGATTAAAGACGAACTAAAAGAGGGTGTATTTGCTATTAGTTTAGTAGATAAACCCGCAATTGAAGAGGATTTTATTATGCTTAATGCTTTAGAAGTAGAGTTAAAAGTAATTAATGAAGAAAAAAGGGAAGTTGTAGGTCTTGCTTTAGTTCCAAATAAGAAGATTTTAAGACGTAAAGACAATGTAGAATTCGATATTATGTTTTCAGAATCAACTATTGAGAAAGTTCAGGAGCTTTATTTGAAGAATTTAAGAGCAAACAACGTAACTATCGACCACGAATCAAAAGTAGATGGAGTTAGTCTTATTGAAAGTTGGATAGTTGAAGACCCGAAAAACGATAAGTCTAATATTTACGGATTAAACGCTGTAAAAGGTAGTTGGGTGGTTAAGATGAAGATATACAACGATGAAGTTTATGAAGGTGTTAAATTGGGCAAGTTTAACGGATTTTCAATCGAAGGTATGTTTGACGGATTAGACCAACTTAAAATGAGTGAAACAGATGAACGTGAGGAATTGATTAACGAGATTAAAGACTTAATTAATGAATTTAAATTATAACGTAAGATATAAAGATGCTAGTAGCATAACTAATTCTGATTCAATTTATTTTGACAATGGAACGGGAATACTACAAAAAATATCATATGAAAACTTAAGTGGTGGTATTAGCTCAATATCTAGCGGAAATATTATTTTTATAGGTGCTAAAACAGATTTACCAACCGCAGTTAGTGGTGTTATAACCTTAGCGCATTCGATTACTTATTTCTTTACGACAACAGTAGATTTATTAGGCGATAGATTGGTAGCTAGTCAAGACACTGTTATACTAGGGGCGAGTTCTGAAAACTGTTACATAAAATCTACGGGTTTAAGTAGTTCGACTGCCTTAATTACATCAGTTTATTCTTTGCCTATTCGTAACATATCGTTCACTCATGGAAAAGTATTTAATTTAGATGGCGATGGAGTAACAACCGCCTTAGATTGGTTTGGAATTAACTTTGTGAATTGTCCTACGATTGGAACAATTAAAGACTATACTAACTTTGTTATGGGAGATAGTGCTTTTCTTAATTCAAGCGGAATGACATTTGATGGTTCTATCGGTACTATTGCATTCGGTAACTGCTTATTTGATACATCAACGGGTGGAACTGCTATAACTTTAGCGAGTACATTAACCGTTAGTAGACGATTTAGAATCATATATAGTTCATTTGTTACTTTGTCTGGTGAAACTTCTATAAATGTTTCAACAAGTGCGGTAATATCAGACGAAAGATACATTCTAGATACTGTAAATTTCTCAGGTGGTGGAACGTATATTAGTGGAGTTACTCAAACATCAAATAAAACTTTATTTACAAATTGCGTAGGTATAGCAAACACTAGTACAAGAGGTTTTTATTATATGGTAAATAATACAACCGATACACCTATCGGAGTGCCTAATGTTAATACTTGGGTGAAAGCATTAGGTACAACAACAGCAGATTCAAATAATTCTAAATTTACACATTCAAATAATAGGTTAACTTATACGGGAGCTTTTAACACTTCGTTTTTAATTACTGTAAATACTGCGGTTAGAGCTGGCGCATCTAATCAAAATATTAGTATAGGTATAGCAAAGAACGGAAGTATATTACCTAACTCAGAAATGACAATCAGAACATCTACAAGTAATCAAGAACATCCTGGTTCTACTCAATATCAAATTGATTTAGTTACAAATGATTACGTTGAGTTATTCGTTAAAAATGCAAACCAAACAGACATAAGAGTTTCTGATTTAAATTTCTCAGTTGTAAAGATTTTAGTATAATATTATAAATCAATAAGTTAAGTAAATAAATAAATACAAATCAATAAATTAATGTTAAAAAGCTATGAAAGAGAATGTTAAAGAAGCATTAAAAACAATTAAAGCATTTTTAGGAATGGAAACAAAATTGGAAGATTTACCACTAGCTGATGGTATGACTACAATCCAAGCTGAAAGTTTTGAAGAAGGGCAAGCGGTTTTTATCGTTATACCCGAAGCAGAACCAACACCTTTGCCGATTGGGGAATACGAGTTAGCAGACGGTAGAATTTTAAAAGTTGAAGTTGAAGGTATCATTGCTTCAGTTGAAATGGTAGAGGAAGAAGCTGAACCAGTTGAACCTACGGAGGTGCCAGTTGAAGCGGAGAAAGTACAACAACAAACAACAGCGAAAAAGATAGTTAAATCAACTATCGAGGAGCAGCACTTTTCTAAAGTAGATGAGTTGGAATTGAAAGTTGCTGAATTAGAAGCAAAGATTTTAGAGCTATCTAAAGTTGAGGAAGTAGTTGAGGTTGTAGAATTGGAAGAAGTGAAACCAATCAAACACAATCCTGAAAAAAAGGAAGTAATTAACTTGGATGCAATGACACCTTTAGAAAAGTATAGACTTGCTAAAAGTAGAATTAATGGATAAGTTTGTAAATCCTTTTAATAAAGGTGTAAACTATGAACACTTTTTAAAAGCAGTTGGTGCAAAGACAATTAAAACATATTGCAAAGGAAAATTAACTGAAGAACAAATTGAATGGTTAATTGAAGATTTAAAACATTATAAACAAAATAAAAACAAATAAACAATGGCAATTTCTTATACTTCGGTAGACATTAGAGGGAAAGCAGTAGAACCTATCTTAGAAGAGGTTTTATTTGCAAACAAAACAATTTCAGATAACTATGTAACATTTGCAACTGACATTAAAGCAGGTACAATTATTACAGAGGCAGGTGTTGATGTAACAGCACAACTTTACACAGGTGCAGCGTTATCTAATTCAGGTTCAATGACTGTTACAGACAGAATCATCACACCAACTAAATTAGAGTACAAACAAACTTTCTTACAAGAATCATTGAGAGCAGGTCGTTTTGGTCGTTCAATGAATCCTGGAGCATTCAATATTGAATCTTCTGAGTTTGCTAGTACAGTATTAGCTCAATATGCGCCTAACGTATCTCAGGATGCAGAGTCAATCTTTTGGGGTGGTATTACTTCAGCTACAAAAACTGCAATCGCTGCTTTAACTCCTGGAGCCGCTCAAGGTTCTATGACAGCTGCAACTCAAACAGCAGTAGCTGCATTAACAGCAGGTTTAGTTGATGGTGTATTCTCAAAAGTGTTGTACGATAATTCTGCATTAGGTGGATATATCAAGGTAACAGGCACAACGGTTACATCTAGTAATTGCAGTGCGGAAATGGCAAAAATTTATGCTGCAATACCAGCGGAGAATTTAGCAGATACAGTTTCACCAACAGTTATCTATGCGCCTAGAGCTTGGAGGCAATTATTTAGAATTGCTAACAATGCAACAGGAGCAGCACAACAAGTAAACTTTGAGTTTGAATCAGGAGCTAACGATGCGAGATGTTTCTACAATGGTGTTGAGGTGTTATTCGTACCAACTCCAAACAACTTGATGGCTTATGCACAACGTAAAGCGGCTATCATTTGGTGTACAGATTTAGTTGATGATATTAACCGTTTCGAGGTTGGTAAATTGGTTAATGATGGTGACACTCAATTCGTAAGAACTATTTATACATTAGGTGCATTCGTGGGACAAGCTACTAAAGGTGTACTTTACGGAGGATAGTATTTAGTTTAATTAATAATCTAAAGGGGTGGTGCAA